GTTTGGATGTATAATCATCGTCCTGATTTTAATCTACTACAAGATCCACAAGCAGGTCAATGGTTAAAAGACTATGCCCTAGCGACCTGTAAGATCATGCTAGGCGAGGCACGTGAGAAATTTGCCACCATTGCCAGCCCCCAAGGCGGCACACAATTGAATGGTGCTGCACTCAAAGCCGAAGGCAAGGCTGAAATCGAAATCCTAGAACAGGATCTAATCAACTACAAAGATGGCGGTTCTCCGCTTACTTTCGTCATAGGTTAAATTGCTGATATAATTATCTTATCCTGCTCCAATTAGACTAAATAAGTTTTAAGGAGTAAGTATGTTTATCGATAACAAATATAAAAAATGGTATTATCAAATAATAAATCGAGCATCTACTCGAATCTTGTTAGAGTATACTGAAAAACATCATATAATTCCTAAAAGTTTAGGCGGTACTAACGATAAAACTAATCTAGTTGATCTAACTGCGAGGGAACATTTAATCTGTCATATGTTATTACCTAAAATGGTAATAGGAAATTCATACCATAAGATGGTAAATGCACTATGGGCAATGAGCAACTTAAAGAATAGGTATCATCAACGAGCACATATTACATCTAGGATTTACGAAAAATTAAAAAAAGATCGATCTGCAGTATTATCAGAAATGTATAAAGGGGACAACAACCCATTTCATGGAAAAAATCATTCAGAAGATACAAAAGAAAAAATGAAGGGCAGAGTAGTATCAGATGCTACAAAAGAGTTAATTTCAGTTCAACAAAAAGAAAGATTTAGTAAGGTACCAGGTACATTCTCTGGTAAAACACATAGTAATGAAACTAAAGAAAAAATTAGACAGTCTAGGATAGGCAAAAAAGATTCTGAAGAAGTTCGTATTAAAAAATCTATTTCTGGTAAGAATAAACCGCCAGTTTCTGCCGAAACACGAGACAAACTGAGCAAAATTAATAAAGGTAGACCCGGACTGCCAGGAGAAAAAAATGGATTCTTTGGAAAACATCATAGCGAAGAACAGCGGGCAAAAAAGAGGGAAGAAAAACTTGCAGCACCTAAAATAATATGTTATCATTGTAGCAAGGAAGTAGATGCTATGAACTATAGGAGATGGCACGGTGATAAATGCAAACAACGAACATAAAAAAGGTATGGTGGTCGGATTTGTAGGACTAATTGGCGCTGGCAAAGACACTGCCGCAGATTTTTTAGTTAATTCACATGGTTTTAGACGAGACAGTTTTGCCAACACACTCAAAGATGCTGTAGCCAATGTATTTGGTTGGGATCGGGTTCTACTAGAAGGTCGAACCAAAGAAGCTCGTGAGTGGCGAGAACAAGTAGATCATTGGTGGGCCAAGCGATTAAACATGCCGCATCTTACTCCAAGATGGGTTCTACAATATTGGGGTACAGAAGTCTGTCGCAATGGATTCCATGACGATATTTGGATTGCATCTGTGGAAAATAAGATGCGTAAAACCACTGACAATATTGTTATCAGTGATGTTAGATTCCCCAACGAGATTCGAGCCATTCACAATGCAGGCGGACAGGTTATTCGAATCAAACGAGGAGAAGATCCAATTTGGTTTGAAGCCGCAGCCAGTGTTAATCGTGGCCCCGAAGGCAATGCATCTTGGGCATTAAGTGTTGCCAAGCTAGAAAAGTTAAAAATCCATGCCAGCGAAACAAGTTGGGTTGGTGGTAGAATTGACCATGTTGTCCTAAACAATTCTACCATTGATGATCTATACAATCAGCTAGAGCAACTACTGCCCACTCGAGAACTAACACTGCCTGTAAAGGTAGCTCTAGATCTAGCCTAAAAATCTGCCCTCAAATCTCCCTGACGCCATTTAACGCCTTCTTTCTGTAGTATGCGTTGGCAGTTAGCACAGATGGTTTTTAAATTTGTATAACGGTGATTCTGTAGATCGCCGTCTACATAAAACACATTAAACTGTTCAGGATGCTTAGAAGTGTAGTTGCATTTTTCGCAGGTTGATTTTTTCTTATATCCGTACAGGGCCCATAGAGGCCTTGTTTCTTTTGCGCCCCTAGCACAATGGTCGCATTTTGATCTATAGAACGCCTGCCCTTCTTTGTAGTAATTAACAGCCACTGGTCGTTCTCGACATTCTTTACAAAGTTTTCTCATATGTGCCCTTTTTCCTGCCCTTTTATATTTAATTCAACGGGTAGTTTTCCCAATGTTCTGCTAAATAAAACAAAGTAATCCATTAAGGAGTTTTGAAGATGGCACAATCACTACAATCACCAGGCGTAAGCGTATCAGTTATAGATCAAAGTTTCTATACACCGGCAGCTCCTGGCACTGTTCCTATGATTTTCGTAGCAACAGCAGAAAATAAAACCAATGCTAGCGGTACAGGAATTGCAGCAGGAACAATGGCAGACAAAGCAGGATGCGTTTGGGTTATCACTAGCCAACGCGATCTAACTGATACATTTGGTACACCATATTTTGAAACTGATGCTCAAGGCAATCCAGTTCATGGCGGTGAGCTTAATGAATACGGCTTACAAGCAGCTTATAGCTTGTTAGGTGTTAGCAGCCAGGCTTATATTGCTCGTGCTGATATCGACCTAGGTGCATTAAAACCGCAAGGATCTGTTCCTACAGGCGCACCTGCCTGCGGTACATACTGGATTGATACCAGCGACACTCGATTTGGTATTAACGAATGGAGCACTGCTACTCAATCTTTTACTGTAAAAACTCCATTAGTAATTGACGATAGCAATGCAAGTACATTATTATCCGGTTGCACTCCTGTTAACTCCTTTGGTTCTATCGGTAGCTACGCAGCAGTTGTTACTAGCTGCAATACAAACCAATTATTCTACTATTCCACATCAGGTTCTTGGGTCAAGGTACAAGACACATTTGACACTACTAACAAACAGTTAGTAATGAGCCCCCATTATCAATACCCTGATTTTACTCCTACAGGATGCAATGCTCCTACAGGCAGTGTATGGGTTAAAACAACCACTCCCGGACTAGGTGCTAACTGGGATGTAAAATACTACAATTCTAGTTCAGAATCTTGGACTTCTGTAACCCCCACACTAGCATCGGGCACTGCAGGTGCTATTGCTGCATTAGACCCAGTGGGCGGCGGATTAGGTATTCCTTTAAAAACTGTGTTTATCGATTACAACTATACTAAAGGCGCAGCCGGTAAAGATGTTGTAGCAAACTTCGAAGCTTGGATTCGTTATCGTGCAGGAGTTACTAATGTATCAGTTATTTCTAGCACAACATCTACTGGTGGAACATTCAAGATCAGAGAAACATTAAACAACGGTACTTGGAATTCTCCTGTAACCATTCATGTTCCTGGATCTCTTACAAATAAAGTAGGACAACAGGTAGCATCTGCTATCAACACTAATACTAATCTAATTAATGTTACAGCAGCATGGAACTCTAGTATTAATCAACTAACCATTACACACAATTTAGGTGGTGATATTGAATTAACCGAAACTGGTAATAATGCTAGTACACGCATTTTATTCGGCACTGACTCCGGTGAGTTAGGAATCGAAATCGATGTAACTCCTAATGTATACCCTGCTCCTTATGGCGATATTGTAACACTAGGAAATAATCCAGCAGAACATACTGCACTGATTACTAACTGGAAACCATTAAGCTACATGGCACAACCTACTGCTCCTACTACAGCACCAGCAAATGGCCGACTATGGTATGATAGCAATATCGACAGTGTTGACATTATGTACAATACTGGCGAAATGTGGACCGGATATCTAAATGCGTTTGAAGGCACAGATCCTAATGGACCATTAATCGAAGCTAGCGCTCCTATTCTTAATAGCCAAGGTGATTCGTTGGTCACTGGCGATATTTGGATCGATAGTTCTAATCCAGACGAATTTGGACAAAACATCTACGTATATAATAGCAATTTAGGCACTGGCGTTACAGGATGGGTCAAGCAAGATGTAACTGATCATACAAGCCCTAATGGTTGGGTATTTGCTGATGCACGTTGGGGAACCGACGGCACTATGTCTAATCCGGCAACTATTGTTGAATTGCTAAACAGCGACTTTGTTGACTTTGATGTACCTGATCCAAGATTCTATCCACGTGGCACACGTCTATGGAATACTCGTCGTAGTGGTTACAATGTTAAAAAATATGTAGCTGGTTATATCAACCCAAATGACGCAAACATGCAATATAACGATGAGCTAATGAACGAATACTTCTTAGATCGTTGGGTCACTGCAAGTCCTAACAATGTCAAGGGTGTCGGCTCGTTTGGTCGTTTAGCTCAACGTGCTCTAGTTGTTGAATCACTAAAAGCATTGGTTTCTGCTAATACAGCAATTCGTGATAGCGACACACTAACATTCAACCTAACTGCTGCTCCTGGATACCCAGAACTTATCCAAGATATGGTTGCGTTTAACGCAGATATTGGGTTAACTTCGTTTGTTGTCGGTGATAGCCCATTCCGCTTAACTAACAATGCTACTGAACTAGCTCACTGGGGTAACAACCACGCTCTAGCAGCAGACAACGGCGACGAAGGTCTAGTAACACACGATACACAATTAGGTGTATGGTATCCAAGTGGCTACACCAACGATAATCACGGAAACAGTATTGTTGTTCCTTCAAGCCACATGATGTTGCGTACAATTGTCAACAATGACAATGTTGCTTATCCTTGGTTTGCTCCGGCAGGTACCCGTCGTGGTATTGTTGACAATGCTAGCTCTGTAGGTTATGTTGACCCTACAACTGGCGAGTTTGTTACTGCAAGTTTGTATGAAGGACTTCGTAATGTATTAAGCGGTGTTAATGTTAACCCGATTGCTACATTACCTGGTGCTGGATTAACTGTTATGGGACAAAAAACTCGTGCTAGCGGTGCAAGTGCACTAGACCGTGTTAACGTTTCTAGATTAATTTGCTATCTACGTAGACAACTAGCAGTATTGGCCAAACCATATTTGTTTGAACCTAACGATGCACAAACACGCCACGAAATTACAGCGGCTGTAAACAGTTTATTGTTAGAACTAGTAAGTCAACGTGCTCTTTACGACTATGTTGTTGTATGTGATAAAACCAATAACACACCTGCAAGAATTGATCGTAACGAACTATGGGTAGATATTGCTATTGAACCAGTTAAAGCTGTAGAATTTATCTACATTCCATTGAGAATATTGAACACAGGTGCTATTTCGTCTGGCAACTTTGGTTCTCAATCTTCGGGCTCGGGCGCATAATTAAAAGAATAAGGAGCATAAAATGCCAATTGCAAGTTTAACAAGATTTTCGGTACCGCTAAGTACTGATGCCAGCGCCAGCAGCCAAGGGTTGTTGATGCCTAAACTACAGTATCGCTTCCGCGTTACTCTAGTCGACTTCGGTGTAGGCGGGGCTCCTACAACCGAATTGACCAAACAGGTTATGAGCGTTGATCGTCCAAAACCAAGTTTTGAAGAAATTAAATTAGATGTTTATAACAGCACAGTAAAACTAGCCGGTAAACATAAATTTGATGATATCAAACTTAAACTACGCGACGATATGACTAATGCGGTAACAACATTAGTTGGCCAACAAATGCAAACACAGTTTGATTTCTATGAGCAATCTAGTGC